GTTCACTACATGCTTGTCCAAGGCCTTGGTTCGATGGGCTTGGGCTTTTTGCATCTTGTCGGTGGTTTGAGCCAAGCTGCAACCGCCGCTTTGCGTCAGTTGCTGGATGCCGGTACATTGGCAAATCTGCCAGCAGGCTTTAAAGCCAAGGGCGCTCGCATCATGAACGATGATGTGCCTTTGCAGCCGGGTGAGTTCCGCGACATTGATGCAGGTGGTGTGGAGTTGTCGCAAACCCTGATGCCGCTGCCGTATAAGGAACCGAGCCAGACACTATTTACTCTGCTTGGATTCTGTTCGGATGCTGGACGGCGTCTTGCCAGCGTTACCGACATGCAGGTGGGGGATAGCAACCAGAACGCAGCGGTGGGAACCACCATTGCACTGCTGGAAAAGGGTGGTCAGGTCATGTCCGCCATCCACAAGCGCCTGCATTACGCTCAACGGATTGAATTTAAGCTGTTGGCAGAAGGTTTTGCAGAGTATTTGCCGGATGAGTATCCGTATGATGTTCCTGGCGAATGCCGCTGCATTAAGCGCTCTGATTTTGATGATCGGGTGGACGTTCTCCCAGTTTCTGATCCCAACATCTTCTCTGTTGCTCAGCGCATCACCATGGCGCAGACTCAGTTGCAATTAGCGCAGAGTAATCCGCAAATGCACAATATGTACGAAGCATATCGTCGTATGTATGAAGCAATTGGGGTGCGGGATATTGATCAGATTCTGAATACTCAGAATGTTGATAAACCCAAGGACCCGGCAAGCGAAAACGCTCAGGCGCTGGACGGTTCCCCGCTCAAAGCATTTGCTGGTCAACAGCATGACGCGCACATTATGTCGCACATCTTGTTTGCGTTGTCTCCCATGATGGCTGGGATGCCTCAAGTTGCGGTGAATGTTCAGAAACATATTTTTGAACACATCCGCATCAAGGCAGAAGAGCAGGTTGAAGCAGAGTTGTTCCAGCAGTATGGAACTGATCCGGAAAGCATGGTATCTGCGCTGCAACGCGAGGCCATGGTGGCTCTTAAAACCGTTGAGTACTACCAAGAAGCCAAACAGTTGCAAACGCAGCTTATGGGCCCGCAGGACGATCCGTTGGTCAAGGTCAAGGAAAAGGAAATTCAGGCAAACGCTGCCGCCGATCAGGCCAAAGATCAAAACGAGAAGGCTCGTATTCAGATCGAACAGCAAAAAGCTCAGGCAGATATTCAGCTTGATCAAGCTAAATTAATGCTGGATTCTCAAAAATTACGCCAACAAGGAGCTAAAGATGTCAGCCAAGCAGCCCAAAATGCCCAAAATGCCAGACTCCAAGCGCTTGCTAGGTCCCAAAAAACAGGTAACCCCGGCAGCAGAACCTAAAAAAACATACGTTTATCGTAAAGATGCGTTCAAAAAGGTATTGATTACGTAAAATATAAGTGCATAATATGCACGTAGCCTTCAGACAAGGGCAAATTTGTCTGCCTCATCGGAGCGATCCATGCTTGAATTTACTGAGAAACTGCAGGTGGCAATTAGATCATTACGTCGTCAGACGGAAGAACTTATTGTTGGTGGCAGCGTTAAGGATATGGAGCACTACCGCTTCTTAATGGGGCGGCTTGAAGGCTATAAGTTTGTTGAGTTGGAAATACAACACATACTCAACAAAAACAAAGATGACCTTTAAGGAGTTTTAATGTCCGAAATGACTGCGCTGGAGAAAAAATGGGCCGAAGAAGCCGAGGCCCATGTACCTGTTTTGGACGATGCTTATGACAAAGAGGGCAGCCTTGATGTTCAAAAGATCGAACAAAGCGTCATGGATAGAATGCCAGCCCCCACGGGGTGGCGCATTTTAATCCTGCCCTATCGAGGGGCTGAAAAATCCAAAGGTGGTATTGTAATCGCAGAACAAACCCGCTCGCGTGAGCAAGTGGCGACGGTTTGCGGCTATGTGCTGTCTGTGGGTCCACTTGCCTATGCTGATGAAGGGAAATTCCCAACTGGCGCGTGGTGCAAGAAAGGGGATTGGATTGTCTTTGGCCGTTATGCTGGCGCTCGTTTGCCAATTGACGGCGGAGAAATCCGAATCATTAATGACGATGAGGTACTGGCAACCATCCAGAGCCCAGAAGACATTCTTCATATGTGAGGTAAATTATGTCAACTGCACTAGATAATGACCAATTAGAGTTTGATTTAGGGGAAGGGGAAAAAGCAACTACAGTTGCTTTGGAATCTTCTGAAGAAACCAAAGAAACTCCGGTTTTAGAAGAGGCTAAGCCGGAAGTCAAAGTTCAGCAAGAAGAGCATGCTGACGAATTAAATACTGTTAACGAGGCAGTACAGAAGCGGATTGCAAAGCTAACTGCAAAAATGCGGGAAGCAGAGCGACGTGAACAAGCGGCTTTGGAATATGCCAAAGGCATTCAGAATCAAGCCAATGATCTACAACAGCGATTAGTAAACACGGATTATCACCGTTTAAGCGAAGCTAAAGTTCGATTAGAAACTCAGCAGACGCAACTTCGTCAAATTATTCAAAAAGCCCGTGAAGAAGGGGACATTACGACGGAAATTGAAGCGCAGGAACGGTTGACTGGTTTGTTGCATGAAAAAGGTCAGGTTTCTCAGTGGCTTCAGCAGCAGGATAATGCTAGAAAGTCGCCGCAGGAGCAGCCCGCAATTCCTCAGCCAACTGCTCAGCCTCCAGCAGCTCAGCAGGCTCAGGCAAAACCCGATCCCCGGGCCGAAGAATGGGCTTCACGAAATGAATGGTTTGGTCAAAATAGGGTCATGACCTATGCTGCTTGGGGAATTCATCAGGACTTAATTGAAAATGAAGGTGTTGACCCCGCTTCAGATGAATACTATACTGAGCTAGATCGAAGGATTAGGGAACAATTCCCTAAAAACTTTGCTGGTGATAATATATCGCCTCAAAATACCAGACAACAGCGTTCCGCGCCTGCTGTTGCACCTGCTTCCCGGAGTTCCGGAATTAATAGTGCGCGCCGAACTGTCCGGCTATCACCGAGTCAGGTTGCTATTGCTAAAAAGCTGGGTGTACCTCTCGAAGAGTATGCCAAATATGTTAAGGAGTAAGTCATGAGCGAAAAAGTTACTATCGACCGAGCCAGCCGTTCCGCCGAAAGCCGGGACAAAGATGTTCGTCGCAAGCCGTGGCGTCCGCCTTCACGTTTGGATGCACCTCCTGCCCCTGAAGGATTCAAATATCGTTGGATTCGTGCAGAAGTCAACGGTAATTTGGACAATCAGAACGTGTACAGCAAATTGCGTGAGGGATACGAACTTGTTCGTCCCGAAAACATCCCAGAAGAATATCGTGGGCTTCTGCCTACGATGGACGATGGCAAACATGCCGGAGTTGTTTCTGTGGGTGGCCTTTTGCTGGCAAAGATTCCGCTTGAAACTGTGGAAGAGCGTAATACCTACTTCCGCCAAAAGGCACAGGAACAGCTACAGGCAGTGGACAACGAGATGATGCGTGAAAACGCTCACTCTTCAATGCGACTTCAAGCTCCTGAGCGAAGCTCGCGCACTACTTTCCGTCAACCGTAAGGTTGATACCCTCTATCTTTTAGGAGATTCAAATGGCAAACGTAAATAAGCCCTTTGGTCTGCGTCCGTCAGGTAATCTTTCTGCTACCGGTGCTCAAAAGCAATACGGTTATCAGATTGCTGACAACCAGGCTGGGGCAATTTTCCAGGGTGACCTGGTTGTCGTCTATGACGGCTACATCATTAAGTACGACGCATCCACCCACGCTGCCCCAACGGGCGTGTTTAATGGCTGCCAGTACAACGATCCTACTCGTGCTAACAAGCCGACATGGAAAAACTACTATCCCGGCTCTATTAACGTCGAGGTAGGTCAGATCGACTGCGAAGTGATTGATGACCCCAGCCAGACGTTCTTGGTGCAGGCCGATGGCAGTGTTGTTCAAGCCAATATTGGCAAAAATGCCGATCCTACTGCTTCTACCACTGGTAGCACAGTTAATGGTATTTCTGCTGGTTCATTGTCTTCCGCATCGATTGCCAAAACTGCGGCATTGACCTTCAAAATCCTTGGCCTCTACCAAGCGCCCGGTAATGATCTGGGCAATTACGCAGTGGTCGTTGTCAAACTTAATCAACACCAATACGGCAGTGTTGGCGTTGCTTCTGATGGAGCATAATCATGGCAATTACCCGTTCACAACTTGTTAAAGAACTGGAACCTGGCCTGAACGCGCTGTTCGGTCTGGAATATAAGCGTTACGAAAACGAACACGAAGAAATCTTCTCTGTGGAGACTTCTGACCGTGCGTTTGAAGAAGAGGTCATGCTGACTGGCTTCAGTACCGCTCCAGTAAAAACTGAAGGTGCTGGTGTGGCATACGACAACGCTGTTGAATCGTATACCGCTCGCTATACGCACGAAACCATTGCAATGGCATTCGCGCTGACCGAAGAGGCCGTGGAGGACAACCTCTATGACCGTTTGTCTGCTCGTTATACCAAAGCCCTGGCTCGTTCTATGGCCAACACCAAGCAGGTCAAAGGCGCTTCTGTGCTGAACAATGCTTTTACCGGCGGCGCTTATGCTGGCGGCGACGGCGTTGCTCTGTGCTCTACCGCTCACCCGACCGCTATGGGCCCTGACTTCGCTAACCGCCCCACTGTCGCTGCTGACTTGAACGAGACTTCTCTTGAACAAGGCATTATCGACATTGCTGCGTTTATCGACGAGCGTGGCCTGAAGGTCGCTCTGACCGCACGCAAAATGGTTGTTCCTAAAGAACTGCAGTTCACTGCAGAGCGTCTGATGAAGAGCACTTTGCGTACTGCAACGGCTGACAACGACATCAACGCAATCAAGTCTATGGGCCTGATTCCTGAAGGTTACGCTGTCAACCACTACTTGACCGATACTGATGCTTGGTTCCTGATTACCGATGCACCTAACGGTCTGAAAATGTTCCAGCGTTCACCGATCAAGACCGCTTTTGAAGGCGATTTTGATACCGGTAACGTACGGTACAAGGCCCGTGAGCGTTACAGCTTTGGCTGGAGCGATCCTCGCGGTATCTATGGTTCTCCTGGCGCTTAATTGCGGTAAGAAAAACCATAAAAAGGGGCCTTGTGCCCCTTTTATTTTTAGTGTATATTGACATTATTCCGGGGTTTTCCGGTATATCTGACAGTCCCGGCTGACGACATGCAGACAGATATACCTCAACTCGCGTGTGAGGTTCAAAATGGCCCAAACTACTTTCTCTGGTCCCGTTGTTTCTGATAATGGTTA